GGTCTACAACCGGACCGGTCAGGTCATGCCGGGGCGCTCGGTTTTCGATCTTTCCTACGATAAAAAAATGACTGCGGATATGGGCTACCTGTACCCAGTTATGTGCGACGAAGTGGTGCCTGGCGACAAGTTCGAGATCGGGAACGAGATCGTCATACGGTTCCAGCCTCTCGTTGCGCCTGTCCTCCACGAGATCAACGCGTACGTCCATTACTATTTCGTCCCGTACCGTCTCATCGACGATACCTGGGAGGATTTCATCACGGGAGGCGTTGACGGCGATTCCGTCGCCGTACTTCCGCGTTGGGACCCGACCTCCTATGGTGTGGGAAGCCTCTGGGATTATTTGGGCTTTCCGGCGGCGGTCAAGCCGACCGGACGCCTTCCGCTTGACTATCCCAGACGTGCATATAATCTTATTTATAACGAGTTCTATCGGGACGAGAATCTTATCGATGAAATCGCTCTTACTAACGAGACCATCCTCAAGCGTGCCTGGTCGAAAGATTATTTTACTTCGGCCTTGCCTTGGCAGCAAAGAGGCACGGCGCCAGCCTTGCCGATTAGTGGATTGAGTTCTGCCGTATGGACTGCAAATCCGTCTATTGCTAGCCCGGCGGTTGATGGTACCGGCGCCACTATGATGGTGAGCAATTCTAGCGGTTACAATCCGGGTAATGCGTTAACAAAGATTCTGCTTGATAAATTGCTTGTTAATCTATCCGGTATTAATGCTAATACGGTTGATCTATCGGAAGCAACGACATTTAATGTTTCGGATCTTAGGCTTGCTTTCCAGATACAGAAATGGATGGAGAGAAACGCAAGGGCAGGTGTGAGGTATACGGAATTCCTCGGAGCCCATTTCGGGGTGAAGCCCCGTGACGATAGGCTCCAGCGTCCCGAGTATCTCGGCGGTTCGAAAAACCCGGTCATTATCAGCGAAGTCTTGCAGACGAGCTCGACCGATACCGAAAGCCCCCAGGGTAACCTTGCCGGACACGGCATTACGGTCGGCCAGACCTTCTGTGCGTCGTACTTTGCCCAGGAATTCGGGCTCATCATGGGCATCATGTCGGTCATGCCGAAACCGGCCTATCAGCAGGGAGTAGACCGGCAGTGGCTCCGCCAGACCAGGTATGATTTCTATTTTCCCGAGTTCGCTAATCTCTCGGAACAGGCCATCGAACGCGTGGAGCTCTACGCCTCGGGCGTAGAGTCCGAAAACAAGACCGTCTTCGGGTACCAGGGCCGATACGACGAGATGCGCGTCAAGAAAAACATGGTCTGTTCCCTCATGCGGACCGACTTCAATTACTGGCACATGGGGCGCATCTTCTCGTCAGCCCCGAACCTAAACCAGACCTTCATCGACTGCGATGCAACGAAGCGCATCTTCGCGGCTCCGTCGGAGCCCGGCCTCGTCGTCGATGTTGGCAACAGGATTAGGGCAATAAGGCCCATGCCCATCATGGCCGAGCCCGGCCTCATCGATCACACCTAAGGAGGAGATATGGATTTCTTTGGAAAGCACCGCCGCCCGACGCTCGACGAGGGCGCTATGGACCCGGTAAGCAAAACGGAGTCGGCCGGGTACATTCCCGCCGACGTGCAAATCAATATGTTCATCGAGGCCGGACGTCGTCTCGATAAAGCACGAATCGAGGCTTATGATTTTGGCCCGAACGAGGAAGTTCCTGACGATTTTATTGATCCGACTAGGTCAGGTGATTTCGACCTGGCCGATGCTTCCCGGCTCGGGAAGGCTGTCGTCTCTTCCCTCAATGACCAGGCTAAAAATGCCAGGTCAAAAAAGGAAGCTGAAAAGCTTCCGGAAAAAATGCCTGACCAGGCTAAGGAAGAAAAGAAGGAATAACTATGTCCTTTGCAAGCATTCTAGGCGCGGTGGGAGGACTCATCGGTGTAGGTGGCCAGCTTTACAACACCTATCAGCAAAACCAGCAGTTCAAGCAGGAACAGGCTAACCAGGTCAAGACGTGGGAACGGGAGGACAATGCTGTCCAGCGCCGTGTTGCGGACCTCACGGCCGCGGGACTTAATCCGGTCCTCGCGGCGGGTTCCGCGGCTTCGGCTTCCGCTCCTATCGCTCTCCATGCGCCGCAGATGGATGTGTCTCAGATAGGCAGTAATGCCGCCATGATGATGGGACTCATGGAGCAGAAAAAAAACATCGCTCGGACGGAGGCCGAGACCCAGCTTATAGCGAACAACAACAAAAAAGCGGCGTGGGATGCCGCCGTTATGACGAGCATGGCGAACTATGCCAGCGACAATTATCCGGGACTGACGGGCCCGGAGATACAGGGAAGAATGGCCTGGGAAAAACTCATGGCAGACCTGGAAACGTCCAGGGCAACGGCGCGTAGCGCCAACACCCAGGCCGAAGAGTCAAGGTATAACCTTGACCTGGCTAAAACCTATGGTATCCGTTCCGGTCCTTCTGGTGCGATGGATTTTGCCAACCAGTCGGAACTCATGAACAAGATGCTGAACCAGCCCAACGGAAGCCGTGTCGGTGCCGGTCTTTCGATCGCTGGAAAGCTTCTCAATACGATTCCACGGAGGTGATTATGCGCGGAAGCAAGTACAAGCGGTATGGAAAGAGCAAGAGGCATTATCCATCCAAGCGGAAGGGGACCCGCATTAGCAAATACGGGTCGAGCCGTGGCGGGATAAGGCTCTGACCAAAAAGGGGCTCGTATGAGCCCCTTATTAATTATGACTTGTACGCATCCTATCAGGTTAGGGGAAGGATTCATTGTCCCGTGCGGCAAGTGTATGGCGTGTAGAGTGAAACGGACGCAGGAATGGGCTACTAGGATACTGGATGAATCGTCGTATTACAGGGCAAATACGTTTCTTACCCTGACGTATAACGACGAGAATTTGCCGCCGGATGGCTCTCTAAGGAAGGAGGAAATACAACTATATATGAAGAGATTGCGGTCACGTCTCGATGACCGCGAAATAAAATTCTATGCGGCCGGGGAGTATGGTGATGATAACGGCCGCCCTCATTACCATCTTATTCTTATTAATGTCGGTATGAAAAAGGACTTCGAAATAATGGACAAGGCATGGTCAAAGGGATTCATCTATGTCCGTCCGGTGACAGCCGAGACGGTTAGGTATGTCACGGCCTATGTCCAGAAAAAACTTAATGGCCCTAAGGCCAAGGAGGTATACGGGAGCAAGCAGGCTCCCTTCAATCTTATGTCAAAGTCCATCGGGAAGCGATGGGCTTTAGACAATAAGGATTATCTTAATAAATATAAAGGTATTACCATCAAGGGGAAGAAAGTTGGCATTCCCCGTTATTATACTAAATGTGTGGAACTTGACCTGGGCAAGCTGGAATTCTACGGGGACGGCATGATTGTCGACGAGATAAACGACAAAGCTCTGCGGCGTCGTGATGATCTAGACAGGAAGTTGCCGCCCCTGGATCAATGGAAGCTAGCCCAGGCTAAGAGAGTTCAGGATGAACTGACACTTGAGCAAAAAGTGTCAAGAAAAAAACGTAAATAAAACTTGCACCGTTAGGTGCAAGTAGACAAGGAACCGGAGGTTCCGCGTCAGTCTGGCGATATGACTCTACTTGAGGTTAATATCGCCAGTTGACAGCCCGATTTCGGGCTGTATACTGTTACTATGAAGTTCGGGAGTACTTCCCCAGCGGGGGATTGGCCACGGCAAACAATCCTCCTCTAAAAGCTCTCTGGCGGCCCCTTGGTGGGCCGCTATTTTGTTTTTCGGAGGTTTCCATGTTGGGATTCGGAAAAACGTCACCTAGGCCCGCTATGGGCCTGTACACGATCTATGATCGTGTCGCGGAAGAAGCTGGTCCCTGTTTCCTCGCTGTGAACGATGCCGTTGCCATCCGTGGCTATAGGCAAACCTTGCTCGCGTCCCAGGTCGTGGCGGAGGATGAATACCATCTCTTCCGTATCGGGTCGTACGATAGCAAGACCATGGACGTAAGGCCGGAGAAGCCCGTCCGTGTCATGGTCGCGCCCATCGTGGATGATGTGACTCATCCCCGGCTTCCCCGTATCGAGGAGGCCGTAAATGTCTAAGGCCTACAACCGGACCGGTTCGGGCAT